AAGAGCAGCCCTACTTATTTTTTCGGACCACCAAAAGTTACACGAGATTGACGATCAGGTTTATTAATCGTCATAGTCGAATGTGAGTTCTCACGCATCATGTCATGGTCTACCGCATCCATCTGATCTTGACTTCGTCTTCGGAAGTGTTCAGTTCTTTCAGCAACAGTTTCCAATGGCATTCTTGCGAGAATTAAACCACCCTGTCCAAAAACACCGGAATATCTACCTGATTCTATTACAGGGCCTTCAAAGTCAGGATATTCATCTTTACGGACTAATTCCCAACCTTCCCTTAATTTTGAGCTGACGTTTTTTTGATCATCAAATCCTCTCGTTTCCGAGCGAATCCAACGATGCGTATAACCGTCAGGTGCAGGTGGTGCATCTAATACAGAGGGGGGAGCCCAAGGTTTACGCACGGCTTGTTTCTCCCTAGTTTTAGTTGCGCGAGGGGCTCTATCGATCTTAGTTTCTTCAGTCATCTTTATTACTCCTTCACGTATTTCGCGTATTCTTCAAGTGGCACACCCAATTTTTTCGCTATTGCGACTTGGCTCGGGGTGAGTCGAACCTTTCTCCCACTGCGCCCAGTTGTGGCTGTTCTTGAGGCTGATGCAACCGTCTGAGCGGGACGCTTGTTTTGGCCTTTCAACTTATGCGGAAACTCTTCCGCCATTCGTCGATCCAGTTCAGTATAGTACTCATCACTTTGTGGGTCAAACTTTTCATCTTCAATAAGTTTCTTGTGTAACCCAAAAACAGCATAAGTCATAGCTTGATCCTCGCCAAACCACTTGTTTTTAGTGGCCCATTCCTCTGCTTTAGGGTCAGGTCTTCTAGGCGCGGCCTGTTGTTGATACTGTTGAGCTTGCGCGGCCTGTGGAGCTTGTTTTTGAGCCTGCTCCAAATACTGAGCTTGCTGTGCTTTAGCCTGTTCCGCCCTATCTGCTTGTATGGCCAGCGAGGTTATTTTACGTTGCGCTTCTACCGCAGATTTAGTGTCTCCAAGTTCCATAGCCCGACTAAGTTCGCTTTCAGCTTGATCCATTTGAGCGGTAACTCTTGTAGAAAACTCAGACACATAGCTATTGTCTAGCGTATTCATACGTTGTTTTATGTTTTCCGCCTCTGTCTGAACTTGACGCGCATAATTAATCGCCTCTTCTTCACGACGCTCCGCTTCTCGCATTTTTTTAGTTAAGCGATCTATTCTCTTTTGCGTAGCCGATTCTGCTTTTTTAAACTGATCCTCCGCACTGTCTTCATTTTCAGCTTGTAACGGTGTTTCTTTAGCGGATTCTTCTGTTTCCAAAACCTCTACTTCCGTATCGGTTTCGCTATCTGATTCATAATTATTTTCTGCTTCAGCCATCATTTATTCCTTATAAGTGGTGGATATCTTCGGGATCAAGAATGGACGCTAAAATTTCATCGTCGTTAAGGATTCGTACCTCTCCCCCGTCTATTTGAAACCTAGAACCAGCATAACGAGCAAACATAACCCATTGTTTTTCTTGGCACCAAGCTCCAGACGGAAACTTTTCTTGATCTTTGTAAGCTAATGGACCTAGTTTCAAAACATAACCTACTTGTGTAGATATTTGTTTTTTGTCTTGAACTTCATCCGGCAAAAATATACCGCTTTCAGTTTTAGCTTTACCCTTGTAAGGAAGAATTAATACTCGCCATCCTGTAGGTTGAGGCAAGCGGTCTAATAAAGAACCGGTAATTAATTCTGGATTTAGCACTGGTTTATCTACATAAGCCTCGGCTAAATTAGGTTTTTTTTCTTTCTTTACTTCTTCAGTCATCAGATTGCTCCTGTTTTTCTAGCAGGCTCTTGAGTTCCTGTTCTACGTGATTTAAGGAATCTATGTTTCCCATAAGCTCACGATAGTGCTCCATTGATTTAACGTTTCCGTATTGCAATAAATCCACAATACCTGAACGACGTTCCCGAATAATTCTAAAAACAGCTTCCGCTACATATATCTCATCCATCTCTCCTCGCATATAGTCTAATAAAATCGTAGATTATCTTAGCATATCCTATATAGGAATGGCTAATTTTTATGCGAGTTCGAAATGAGGGGCGTCTATAAAGGGTCTTCTGTTCTGTGAACGTCGTAAATCAATATATTCGTTCATCAAATCTTCCGAGGGCATATCGGTATCGGTTAGATTTTTATGCCAAGCGGCTCCCCACCGAAGTGTCACGTCTAATTCTTTAGCGGCTTGACGCATAGCGTCTGCTATATCATCATAAACTTTTAGTTCCCAACTAACTCTAGGACCTATATAAGCAACCAAATCTACGGCTTTTCCGCCTAAATGTTTGCTTTTTAAAGTTTGACTAGCGCCTTTTTCTACTAATTCTTTTTGGCGTTCTAATGTTCTTAAACCTTCTGAAACACCAAAATCTATTTCGGTTATGTCTATTGCTCGTTGGACAACATCTATTAAGTCTTGATCTAATCCTTTTAATCGATCTAAACTTCGTTGCGAAAGCTTAAAACTCATCGTCCCTGCCCTCGATACTTTTTAAAACTTCTTTTATCGTTTTTACTTCTAGGCCTAGAATTTACCGAGCTTCCTATAGAAGTCTTCTTTTTTATCCTAGTTATAATAGGTGCGTCTAATTTAATTCGTGCCATTATTTCGCCACATGTTTGTATTTTTCAAAACTACGAAGACCACCAAGCCCTAGCATACCCATAAGCACAGTCATTAATTGACCCATGTCGAAATTTGGTAGAGGAGGTACTTCCATACCATAGGCAGCGAGACCAAAAATAGCCAGAGGCTGGAGCACAAAATGATAAGCAAAGGCAGCACCGCACACCCAACCCACAAATGGTCTCCAACCACCTTTCCAAACTGAATTACTAGCTGCTTCAGCCTTGTTGACTTCGACTTGGGCCAAAGCCAACTGTTGCGCGTGGTTGTCCGCCATCGTCGAAATTTCATGAGCTAACTTTGCCTTCTGGTCTTTGTCTTCAATAAACTTATCTAAAATACCCGTTACGGGGCCAATGAGTGCGCTTAATAAAGCCATATTACCTCCTTATTGGGATTGAGAAACTTTAGATAGCCCTTTAGAAATACACCAAGCTAAAACCATGCTCAATAAGCCCGTTACAATCGACTCCGCATAAAAATGTGGATCGTGAACCGCATAATCAGCAACTGTTGCACTGGCACCAATCATTGCTGCTTTTACATAATGATCGTCAGCTTTTTCTTTAGCTACAATCATTCCCACAATAATTAATACTGCTCCTAACAAACCTGTTTTACTCGCAGTAAACAAATGATTTACACTAAATAATTTGAGCAAACTACCCTGTGTCATGACCACAGCACAAGAAACAAAAATAGCTGTCCATCTCTTGGCAAAAACTATTTTGTACTCATTCCATTTTTTCAGAGACATATTACCTCCTTATCTATCACACCTACACACGTTAATAAACTTAGACACCGCCCACGTTAGTAGCTGTTTAAATTTAGTCCAAACCCAAACAATTGTATTTTGTAATGTTGTACCTACCCAAAACAAAGTAACTAGGATTTTGTTTAACATATTTGAAAACATAAAACCTCCAATTAGGCAGATTAACAACCGTTAAATTTTGTACCTTTGATAGCCGCGCCAGTTCCACGCATTTTCATACGCTTTACAGTGTCTCCAGCCATAGGTGCATCCGCAGTTTTTCCATAAGGAATACGACCTTGGTCTTTAATATCTGCATACTCTACTGCTTTTGGTGGATTAGATGGGGCAGAACCCATAAACTTTACTTTTGATTTCATGCTGATCTCCTAAAAGGATTAACGTAAGATCTGTTTCCAGACTGCTCTCTTTCCATCCGGGCATCAACAAAAGCTTGATACGGGCTAATAACTGGTTGTGGATTAGAAAGTCTGTTTAAATAACTACTGTAAGCGTTTCGATACTCCGGGCTACTCAAAAATTGTTGAGCAACGGTATTTTGAACAGGAGCTTCTGTAACAGGTTCCTGAGCTACCGGTTCAACGTTTGGTGTGGGAGTAGACAGATTAAGTCTTTCTCGTATAGCCGGATCAGCCAACATAGACATTATACCGGAGTTAAAACCACCCCCTTGTACAACAGCCGGAGCTCCTCCTGGAGTTGGAACAGCTACTCCAGAGCCCTGCATAGGACCTACCTTTATAGCTTGAGGTTGAACCCTAGGAGACATTCCTCCTCCAGAGACCTGATCCGGAGTATCTACTTTTTTAAGTTGTCCACTTGCTACCATTTGCGGGATCATTGATCTAAGTGCTGAACTAAACATAATTATTTACCTCTTTCCTCTAATAACTTTACTCTGACTTTTAAATCGTGTATATGCTCTAGCATTTCCTCTTTAAGTTCTTGACGCGCAAATGCGTTGCCCGGCGATGGAACAATCACCCCTTGGGGGCTAATTAACTGCATTTGATTGGCACGAATCAATTGAATATCCGAGGTTATTTCACCAATAGAACTAATGACCCACCACATCGCCGCCAGTAGAACTGGAACTAAACTAGCCAGCGCTTTAGATAAATCAAAATTTTTCATTTCATACGATTAATCATATCAAAAAGAGTTTTTACTTTGTCTTCTAATATTTTAACCCTAACTGTAATTTCAGCTCTAAAAGCTACACCTATTGCAGCCACAGCGATAAGACCGGATATCACCGGCCAAAAATCCATAAAACTTTCCATTACTGTGACCTTTGTTTTAATAGCTCACGTTCCATAGCAGATTGTATTCTAGCAGCAGTTTGAGATTCTTGTGATTGAAGCCGTTGCTGGAACTGATCTTTTCGAGCCTGAAGAGCTTGAGCATCTAACTGAAGCTTCTGAGCATCTAACTGAGAATCGTTCTGTTCCGCCTGAGCTTTGAGCTGTAATTCAGTTTCTTTCAGCTTGACCAACGGATCAGGCTGACCTGCTCCAGATAACTGACCAGACAACTGTTTAACCTGCTGCATACCCTCTGCGACAAATTGAGCAACCAGTTGTTCCATTTGAAGCATTTCTTCTTCAGGACCCATAGACATACCTTGTTGCTGCGCTTGTTGCCGCTGTTGACTATAGGCCACTATGGCTTGTTCTTGAGCCGCAATCTTTACGTGCTCCATAACGTGTTTCTGTAATGACATCGCAACCGGCGGCAATGATCCAACCATTGGACTAGAGCCAAAAACCAAGTGCGCCATAATATGAGATTGATGATTCTGACCCTCAAAGGCTTTCAAAGGAAGCATATCTAAAGAATCAATATTTTCTTGTGCCGGATCAATAGGGGTAGGCTCTTCTTCAGGAACCGATTTCATAATTCTATCGGTATCCGTAACACCCAACGCCTCATACATATCACGATAAACTTCGTGCATGTTGTGTAATTCCGGTGCAGCACCCGCCAATTGTAGTTTTGTTTGCGCTAGTACAATACGTTGCGCCTGACTGAATACGTTAGGGTTACTTACCGGAATCACATCCACTCTATCATCAAAATCCGAACGCATAACACTTGCTTCGGCACCAATAACAGAGTATGGATATTCTTGCGGTAAACTTTCACTCATCACACGAGACAAGATCTTAAACTCCTGTCTCATACCGTAATGCAAACGTTTATGCACTGCGCTCATCACACGAGAGCCTTGCTCCATCATCGCAATTGTAGTTCCTACCGCCGCACTTTGATTACCATCACCGACTTTTAAATCAGTAATCGTAGCAAACCGCTGACCCGCTTGAACCACAAAACCTAACAGTTGAAACAATGTCTGGTCTGGACCCTTAAAAGGTAAAGGCATGAGGGAGTCACGGATGGCACCGCCCGGAGCGTCCACATCTCTAAATTCACCGGGCTGGAGTGGATCATCGTCGTCCCTGATACGAAGTCCTCTGGCTTTGAAACCAGCAGGCAGATTGGACAAAGTACCAGCATCGATCAATTGTCTCAACGCGGCAGTAGCCGTCCGTGACAAACCGCCAATAGTGTGAATAAGTCCTAGTCCGTAAAACCCAAAACCGGGTAAAAACTTAAAGTGAGTAAAGTATTGAATCTTCTTCTTTAACTCATCCTCTTCCCGATAATTACGTCTAATAGATAAAACTTCACCATTGTCTTCAGAAATGGTAACAATGTAAGGAACCTTGATTCCCGTAGGTTCTCCATCTTCTCCAACCTCTTCGTATCCTTCTAAATCTAAATCAACGTGACACTCTAGTAGCGTACAGTCATAATCAATTTGAGAAGGCTCTACACCATCAATCTTGTTTATCTCTTCGGTTACGCCGCTAATTTCTGACTGCGCCGGAATAACATTAATATCCCTGTAAAAACCTGAAATCTGTTTTTTTCTTAAGTCATTAAGACTCATCCTGAAAACTTGCGTAATATTAGGACACGTATCCAAGTCCGCCGTCTCATAAGGAACAACTAAATTCTCAGCAGGTACAAACTTAGATACCGCACGGCCCATCGTCTCATCAAAATAAGTCTTCTTGAATGTAGAACCCGCCAGTGGCAAATAGAACAACATCTGATCCATGTCCGGCGTGTAATCTTCCATCACATCCGTGATGTAGTAATTCATAAAGTTTTTTACACGCTTCGCCTGACTAACCTTCTCCCGCGTCTCTTTGCCCATTACAACAGTACGAACAGGACCACCCGCAGGTAATAACTCATTAAACGCTTGCGCCTGGAATTGTGTCGCGGCTTCGGCCAACAAAGGATGCGTCACGGACGACGCGCCTTGGAACGGTTGCGTTCTTTCTTCGTAAGAAAAACCAAGCAGTTCTAGTCCGTCCGCGTAGGCCTCTTCCCATTCCTGACGACCAGCCTTGTTCGCATCAAATTCTCCCAGTAACTCACCGGCAATGCGCTGTAACTCTCTAGTTGGAATATCCTCAGCAAGATTATCGTAAAAATCCCCGCCGCCTTCACGCTCATCCATCGGCTCAAAATCAATTGTAACGCCCCCGTCGTCGTCTTGTTCAATCTCAATTTGTCCAACGTCTTCCGCTTCAATCATTGCTTGGACCGTGTTCCGTGAGCCGGGAAGCTCTAACTCCAGTTCAGCGTCCAAGTCCTCCATGTCGATCTGAGACGGAACCGCATTTTCCATGAACGTTCCAAAACCTTTGTTAGCCTCTGCCATTTTTTATCCTTTAGACTTTTCTTGCCGCTCGTGTCTTACCTCTAACAGCGCAACCGTCAATACTTTTACGAGCCGATTTCCGCGATGCACGGACCTCGCCACCCGATTCCATCTTTTTAACTTCACCGCCAGAAGCTATTCTTCTAGACGCAGACTTACCTGTAATAAAATCAACTCCCTCTTTTAGTTGATTTTTTATCGCGTCGGGAAGTTTTTTTTCAGTGGAAAATCCTTCTTTTGGTTTTCTTTCCTTTCTAAGTAACTCTATTTCTTTTTGAGAGAGCCGTCCGGGTTTTCTAAACTGTTCCATTATTTCTTTTTCTTTTTTGTTCCCATCTATCTTTGGCATATTGCTTTTAAAGTTTTTATCGCCGCTTACGTTGGGCATTGGCGCAGGTTTTGAGTCTTTTACTTTACTTTTAAGTTTAGCCATTTTTTCCCTTTCTAAAAAATATAAACGCAATTATACTAGATTAGTAATATACCCTTACTCTAGCAGAAGTTTCATCATTTTCCCAACTATCCGTCGGTAATTGAACAAA